AACAGGGCTCACGCCTGCAAATAAATTACAAATATTCACATATAAACGATAATAATTTATTTGCAGGCGTGAGCCCTGTTTTGATATTAAACATTATTTATTAAAATAATGTAATTTCTAATAATGTTAATTTAAAAGATTAAAATATATATATATATATAATTTATGGAAATATTATTAGATAACTTTACTGAGATATTTAATAAAGAAATTAAATTACATAAACCGATAAAAGATGATGATATAAGATTAATATATGGCGAATATAAAAAAAGTTTATATATTATTGATATAAATGATATAATAAATAATGATAATATACATAATATAAATAAAACTGTATATATGGATACATTAATTCCATTTATACGTTTTTCTTATTATGGTTATGATTATAATATATATCCATATTTAAATTATAAAACAGAAGATGAAATGGATAAAGATCATCATATAGTAAAAAATTATAATAATTTTTTAAGAAATAAAGATTATAAAAAACAATTGTTTATAATAAATAAAATAAATAAGAAAAATGATATATATTATATAACGTATTATATTAATAATAATATTTTAGAAGATATTAGAAAAAACAAAAGAAATTATAGGATAAATTTACTTGTAGAAATGTTAATAAATTATAAACGTGGAAGTTTATATGAGGAAAATACGAAAAAATTATCATTAATTTTAAATAAAACATATAATTATAATTTAATTACTAATTTAGATAATAAATACAATACATCTGTATTAAAAGATAGTATAAAATTATATAATTATCAAATTAATGATATTGATTGGATGAATTGGATAGAATCAAATATTAAAAATAATACAAATGTTATAAAATTTTCATATTCACCAACATATAGTGTATTAAATGATGAGTTTTTACTTTATAATTTTAGTTTATTTCCAATTGGTCTTATAAATGATATGTTTAAAAATGAAGTAACGTTTAGATATTATGGTGGGAATTTGATTTCAGAAATGGGATTAGGTAAAACATTAATTGCATTATATCATGTATTAAATCAAAATAATAATATATATAATAATTTTGTTGAATTTACTGATAATTGTAATTATTTTTACAAAAGAGGTAAATTAAAGGGTAAGGTATGTAAAAATAATTGTGAAATAGATAAATTGTATTGTAAAGAACATATGGATTCACCTTTTATAGATAAACGTCATATAAAGTTAAAAAATTTATCAGAGTTTAATCCATTAAATTATATAACAAAAAAATTAAATAAAACGTATATAAAAACTAATAGTACATTAATTATTTGTCCAAATCAATTATGTGACCAATGGTTACAAGAATATTATGATAAATTTAAAACAACATATAGAATTTTATTATTAGTGACATATGATCAATATACAAATCTTACATTAGCGGATATATTGTTTTCAGATATAATCATTGTGTCATATAATTTCTTGTTAAATACAAAATATATCAATAATACATGTAATATAAAAGAAACTATAATAAAAGAGTTTATGGAGGCAAAATCTGAAGAAGAATTAGGTAAATTATTAAACTCGGATAAATTTAATACGTTTGGTTTATTTTATTGGGAAAGAGTTATATGTGATGAAGTACATGAAATTGAATCGATGTTAAAAGGAAATGTATTACATAAATATATTTTATCATTGCAAAGTAATTACAAATGGAATATTACAGGGACACCATTTTCAAATAATTTACAGAGTTTTATAAATTTAATGTCGTATAATACAAATTATTTAGAAAAGTGTTGTGGCACTGATTCAGTTGTATATAACAATTATTCTATGGATAATTTAATTAGTATGGGTTTTGATGTTAATATAATAGAAAAAAGCAGCATGTTATTTAAAAGAGATACGAAAAAATCTATAATAGAGGAATTTTCTGGAAATGATATTTTAGATTACGTGAAATTATTGGAGTTTACAGATCAAGAACGTTCAATTTATGATAGTTATTTAGAGGGATCGAGAAAAAAATATTCTAATCATTTGATTAGATTATGTTGTCATCCTGAATTATCATTGGATACTAGAGATTTAATTAAAAATTGTAAATCATTAGATGAAATACAAAATGTTATGTTAGATTGGAATAAAAAACGTTTAGATGATGAAATGAGTAAAATAAATATATACAAGTCTGATATAGATTATTATCAGGGGAAAATAGATGTATATATTGACAATACAAATATTGACATTGACATTGAATTATTTAAAACAAAAGTAACAACATTAAAACGTCAATTAACAATACATAAAAAAAATTATGAAGAATATTTAAGAACATATAATTATCTTAAATCATGTATAGATTCTTTGATGAATAAAAGTGAAACGATTACATGTCCAATTTGTTTAGATGATATAGATCAAGATAATATAACAATTACAAAATGTGGTCATAAATTTTGTTGGGATTGTATTTATCAAACACATCATGTTCAATCGTCATCAAATAATAATAATAATGGTTTAATAAAGTGTCCGACATGTAATACAATGATGACAAATAAGGAAATATATTTATTAAATAAAAAATTAAATAATGAAGTAGTTAGTGATTTAGATGAAATTATCAATAATGTTAAATCAACCAAAATAGGAAATATTATTTATTTTTTAAAGGAGTCACTTGAAAAGAATGATAAAGTTATTTTATTTTCTCAATGGGATGAGTTATTACATAAAATTGGTAATATATTGGTAAATCATAATATAAATATTGTATATTGTAATGGTAGTGTATATCAAAGAAAAAAGGCAATTTCAAATTTTTCTAAAAATCCTAATATAAATGTAATATTACTATCATCAAGAAATGCCGCAAGTGGTATTAATTTAACAGTAGCAAATAAAATAATATTATTAGAGCCAATATATGGCAATAAAGAATATCGTTATAATATTGAATCACAAGCTGTAGGTAGAGCTGATAGGATAGGACAGAAAAATGATATAAAAGTGTATAGATTTATAATAAAAGATACTATAGAAGAGGATATTATAAATGATTTAAACCAAGAAATTTGGCAAATTAAACAATTACATAATTAAATTATAATGGATTTAGATATGAATATTGATTTTTACTTGAAATCTTAAAAGCCATGAAATCTTTTATACAAAATTTATTATTCGTATATTCGAGTCTATTTTTATCTTTATCTACAATAAAATTATAAGATTTGTCACTATTAATAGTTAAGAATTTGTGTATAATAGTATTAATGGTATCATTACTTAAATTAATTAATACATTATAGTCATCTAACTTGATTGTATCTACATCATTCTTCATTATTATTTTATATTTCTTATAATTATCGATATTATAATTACTTTCATTATCATCTACTATAACTAATATTGATAAATCTTCCTTACTATTATTTAGAACACAAAAATTATTTAACACGTTATATAAATTATTTTTATCTTCTTGATTTTTAATATTTAAAGTTTCATTAACAATAACAGTTTCTCCGAAAATTGATTTTATATAAGAAATAGGATCTGAATTTTCAATCCAAATAGAATAAATATCAGAAAAATTTTTATAATAATTTACAATTTCATTTATTGAAAATCTTTTTATAATATCTTTAATATTTTTTTTTTTTAATATGGGATCAATATTAGCTAACTTACAATTTTTCTCATCTTCTAAAGACCATTGTATTGAACCTTTAAAAATACGAGGAATACCATTTTTATCATATAGAATAATATTATTTTTATTTATTTTTAATTCATTATAATAACACATATGAATATGATTATCTGTACCATATTTAAATTTTCTATATGCTTCATTAATATCGTCGAAATCTACAAATATAGAATTTTTTAATAGATTTTTTGAATCTCTACTAGAAAAACTCATGTTTTTAATGGCATTTAAAACATCAGATTTACTGCGAACTATAATTATAGTCACTATATTTTTGAATTTGTCTTTATAATAATTATTATAAACAGCATGAATTTTTTCTAAGTCAAATTTCTTCCCTTTACTACTATAGTCTTTATAATTCTTAGATGAACATACATAAATAGTTGATAATTCTTTATTTACAAAAGTTAAATCAGATATATCACCACTATCTTTTAATTTATCTGTTAATATAATATTTTGATTAGAATTAATAGTAACTTCTCCACGACCAAAATTGTTGGTTGAAATAAAAGAATTTAATAAAATATTATTTCCAGATTTATCATAAATCTTTACTAACCCCTTTGAACAAAATAATCTAAAAACTGATTCAAGAGGTTCAAATTTTTGTTGAAATTCTAATGAAAATTTTTTCATAAAATCATGTATTGTGTCATAATTATCATTTCCTAAATGAGCTTCTAAATCTTCAAAAGTACTAATATTAAAATTTAATTTTTTTTTACCGTTTGATATTTGAACGTATTTTAAATATCTTAATAATTTTTCTAAACATAAAATTTTATTATTATTTTTAATATTTTTAAATAAATCATTACAGTCTTTAGATTTTTTACTTTCAGATTCACTTTCAGATTCACTTTCAGATTCACTTTCAGATTCACTTTCAGATTCACTTTCAGATTCACTTTCAGATTCACTTTCAAACTCACTTTCAGATTCACTTTCACTTTCATTTTCGCTTTCACTTTCGCTTTCAAATTCGCTTTCAAATTCGCTTTTAGATTCACTTTCGCTTTCACTTTCGCTTTTAGATTCACTTTCGCTTTCACTTTCGCTTTCACTTTCGCTTTTAGATTCGCTTTTAGATTCACTTTTATATTCACTTTCAGATTCACTTTCACTTTCATTTTCGCTTTCGGATACTTTGCAATTTTTTATATTTGAATCGTTATATTTTTTTGATCCATATTTTTTCTGAATATATAATATATTGTTTTTTTCATATATTACAAATTCTTTATTTTTATCAAAGATAATCCAATATGATATATCTTTATATTTATATACTTTAATATCATCAAAACAGTTTAAAAAATCCTTTTTTGAAATATTTAATTTTTGATCATTTTTTGTATTGAATTTGTTAATTAACATTAAAATTAACAAATAAAAAAAATAAAAATATTAATAATTATATCAATTTATTTATAAAAATCTTTCTTTAAATATGTAAATAGTTTCCAATCTATTTGAAAATTACTCCAACTACATGCGTTTAATACTTTTTTAAATCTACTACTTAATAAATATTTTTTCAATTCAATTCCTTCTTCTTCAGATGAAATTTCAATTGCCATTGCATGGGAAGTCATACCGTATTTACCTTCTAAATCAATAATAACATCATTTATACCTGAATCTCCGAAAATAACTTTTTTAACGCCAAAATGACCTTTGTCATTTCTTGAACTATACATATATCTAATACCTGAAACGATATTATCAGTTTTTTTATCAACTTTATCTTTATTAGTAGAATGTATTAATGTATATTTAAATTTAGATGTTTTTTCACTACTAACCCAACCTTTACGTGATTCGTAATTTGAAGTACTATATATTATAGGACATTTTTCATCTCCTGATCCAGCTAATAACGGTAATACTAATTCTAAATCGTAATTTGGTAAAAAATCTAATATATTTAAATTTATTTCACTAGTAATTCCCAATTGATCTTTAATAATTGTTTTATAATTTTCATTTTTAGTATTTTTAATTATATACCAATCATATCTTGTTCCTGCTTGAAATGTTTTTAATCCATCTTGAGAATCGTGTATTTCTAGATATAACATTGTATTGTCTTTAGTCATTAATTTATATAAACCGTGTGTTTTTGCTTTTTCAGAATCGGGTTTTCTCCAACCACTAGGGTGAACATAAACCAAGTATCCATTTTTATTTAACCATGTATTTAAAGAAAGTTTTATAAATTTATCCCATAATGAATCACCACCACCTCGTTTACCTATAGCATTTTGACTATTATTAAAAGGTGGATTGCCGACAATTATATCAAAATGTTTTATTCCAAATGTTTTAAATGTATCCATTTTTAATGTATCACCTTCGTGTATATTACAATCATTTAATATTCGTTTACATTGTTTTATATTTTCTGTATCTAATTCGCTCATATAGATCATATTTTTAATTATGTGTTGTTTTCTTTTTAAAGAATCTTTAATTTTATTTTTTAATCCATTCATTAAACGGTAATATACAAATATCATAAAATTGCCCATTCCAACTGCTGGATCAAACCATTTTAAATTAGGATTACTCCATACGTCTTTAGGTAATTTATCTAACATTTCTTCTATTAAAAATTCTGGTGTGAAAACTTCTCCGTTTTTTTTCTTTTTTTCAATGTTTGGTGTGAGTTTAAGATTTAAGAATTCTTTAACAATTGATGTGTCATCGATATTATATTCCATATTAAACATATAGTTATTAGTTGTTTTCAATTTATTTTTATTTTTTATATAAGTATTTAACTCAAATGTATTTACTTTAAATATTTCTTTACATAATTCTATATTTAATGGACTAATTTCGCTCATAAAAAGCATATTTTTTAGTATATGTTCTTTTCTACTAGATTCATTTGGGAAAATATTTATTAATCCTTTCATTAATCTATAAAAAATAACAATCATGAATATACCGCGACCAGCAGCTGGGTCAAACCATGTTAAATTAGGATTACTCCATACGTCTTTAGGTAATTTATCTAACATTTCATTTACTAATTCAATTGGAGTAGATATATCCGCTAAATTTGATCTATTTGATTCAATTATAGATACGTAATTATTTATAGCGTCATATAATTTTAATGGCTCTAATTTATTTTCGAAAAATGATTTTAAATCTGCGATTGTGTCCGTAATACCATATCCTATATCTGGATCTTCGATTAATTTTATATAGTTATTTAATATTGTTTTTATTCTTTTTTTCTTTTTATTATACTCTGAATCAGATATTTCTATTTCTGTTTTAGATTCTATAAACCATCCTCTATATATTTGATTTATAATATCATTGTAAATTTTATTATTATATTTTTCAAGTAAATTCATCATATCTGAAAGATTAATTTTTTGATCACCTTTATAAAATAAAATATTTAATGGTAATATATAGTCAACTATCTCTCTTAATCGTTGTAATTTTTCTATATTAGTTAGTTCGTTTTCTAATTTGGCAATTTCTTTATTGTTTTTAATTTCTTTAGATTGTTCTAAATCTTTTAACAATCGTTTTATACCTTTATTGTTAGATTCTTTCATCTTTTTAATGATTTCTTCTTTTTTAATTTGTAATTCTATATTTTGAACTAAGTTTATCATGTTTTCATTTTCGTCATTAATATTTATATGTTGTAAAATACTTTTTATTTGTTGATTTTTTAGATATTCTCCATAAATCATGTCTATAAGTTCTTTATCAGATATTTCTTTTTTACCAAATACAGTTTCTATCCAGTTTTCATTTCCGAATTCGAGTAAATTAGATTCTATTATATATTTTACTGAATCGTTTATAGTTTCATCTAAGGAAGAAATTCTAGAAGAATTGGCTATTTTTCCAAATGTTTCAAATACTCTATGATAATTTGTATCTATAACAAATCCATATTTTTTATTTACACCATCGGAACCACATCTAAACATTCTTTGTTGAGTCATATCTTTATTGCTTGTTCCAGCATCAGCTAATATTACTATATCACATGATTTAATAGTGACACCAATACTAGCTTGCATACCTAATAAAGCTATAACACCTTTTTTCTTGTGTAAAATATTCTTACTATTATTTACTTTTATTGTATCAATAGCTTTATTAATTATTTCTTTTGCATTATTAGTTATATATTCTTCTTTATTTTCTTTATCGTTTTTGTTATTTATAATAACTATTTCAAACTCGTTATTAACTTCTTCTATTATAGATTTTAATGGATAACTACGATCATTAACATTATCAGATGGTAAGAACATCATAATAGTTAATGGGTTTGTATATGTAAATTGACGAGATTCATTATTATAACAATAATCATCTATTTGTTTATAAAGAGAGTTATTCTTTGCAAATAACATTTCAACAAACTTTTTAACAGATTCTGGGTATTCAAATGTTTTATTAACTTTTGTTTTGAATAATGCTGACATTGAAAATCCAGCAGTTATATTATTATTATCAATTATTTGATCATTACTTTCTACAAAATTTTTTAATTCTGGTACTAAATCCATCATAAATAATTTAATAGCAGGTGCGTTTTTATATTGTTCAACAATTTTTTCGATTGTATATTCTTTAAAAATTTGTTCAAATTCTTGACCATGTTTTTCGAATAATCTAAGTTTTTTTGTTTCTGTATCGAAATCTAATGTTTTACACATGTATTCGTCATCTAGATCCCATAAAATATAATTATCAATAGTTAAATTATAAGATTGGATGGGTTTATCATATGTAGCTGTTACCATAATATTATGACATTTATCAAATTGATAATTTGAATATATATCTTTGGAATCAATTGTAGTTCCACCATGATGAACTTCATCAAAAAAAACTATTTTTAATTTATAGTTATGTTTTTCGTATAAATCTTTAAAAAATTTAATTTTTTTTGTATCCATTTTATCTTCTGTTTTATATCCTAAATACTGTTTACTTGCTAAAATTATTATATTTTTAGAACTGTCTAGAGTAAACTTTGAGAATTCTTTAAGATCCATGTCAAATATTTGGCAACTATCGAAATCTTTATAATTCAATGCTTCTTTATATTGTTGTTTAGTTTCAGATGGAACAGGTGTTATTATAACATATATATTTTTTGTAGTATTTGATAATAATAAATTTCTTGATATTATACCTGCCATAATGAAAGTTTTACCAGATCTAGGTTTCTGACCAAGTAAAATACGTTGAGGTTTAGCATTATTCATTATTCTGGTTGCTTTTTCAATAGAAAATCGTTGATTCATATATAAACTTAAATATGGCAACTCAATATTTGGATAAATATTAAAATTGTTATTATGAAGATTTTTTAAATTTTTAAATTTTATATATGCTTCATTTAAATCATCCCAGTCTAATTTATAAGAATTTTTTAAAAAATCCCGTGTTGTACTACTACTTTCTTTCATTCTATTGATCATCATTTCTAATGATGATTTGTTTGGAATAACTACTATGGTTTTTAATATATATGTTTTATAGTTTTTTTCATATATATTATTGATTTGATCAAGGTCAAATTTACTATGAGGTTTGCTAAAGTTTTTTGACGATGATGCTATAATTATTTTATTATCATTTGAAATAAATGTAAGATCTGATATATCTCCTTTATCTTTTAAATTACTTTTTAAAAAATTATCAAATTTAACTTTATTATCAATGATTGAATGTATATTTTTAGTTGACGAATAATTACCACAAGATATATTAAAATCTATTGATAAATTTTTATTATCAATATTGATATTGTCAAATAGTTGTAGTATTGCAAATAGTCTAAATAAAGATTCTTGTGGTTCAAAAAAATGATCATAGTTAATATTATATTTTTCTATAAAATCAGCTATGTTATCATAATCATTATTTTTTAGATGTTTAAGTAAATCCAAAAATGTAAGATTTTTCTTATTTAATGTGTTATCTATATCTTTCAATCTTGACAATTTACTTTCACGAATAGTATTTTGAATTTCGTCTATTATATTTATTATTTCATCAGAATCCGAATTAATTAAACATTCTTTAATATCTGTTAGTGTTTTTTTATTAATTTTGCAAACATCAATATTCATTTTATTATATGTATAATAAATAAAATAAATATAAATTATATTTTCAAGCAATTATGGAGTAAAAAATACGTAATTGTAACGATTTTACTTTTTTCATCTTTTTTGTTTATTATAATTGTCTTGATTTTTATCTAATTTGATTAAATAAAAAATGAATTTAATATTATTATTATTATTATTAAGTTAGTATGGGAGACTATAAGATTTTAAAATTAAAAAGACTTATATTAAATATGACAAAAGAATTAAATAGTAATCTTTTTTTTTTAGAAGCGGATATAATTAAATTTATTGATATTTGTTACAAGTTAAATTCTTATTTAAATAATGATTTTTTTGACGCGATTTTATATGATATACGATTAAAATATGATAATAATTATGATAATTTATATATTTTTGAAAATATTGACAAAATTAAAAAACTTGTCAATATAATTTAAAATATTTTTATTTAATATATATATTAAATAAAAATGCAAACAACATACACTAACGAATTAAAAAATAGGGATCACCTTACAAGTTTTGGTGAATGTAACATTACTGATCGAAAACCAAGCTTATATGAAGGAGGTCACTTAGAATTTGCTGGTCAGACTTATTCAGAACATTTTGTAGATGCAATGAAATATAGTTGTAAATCTTTTAAAGCCAGTTTATTTTTTTTTATTCATGCTTTAATACCTGATTTATTTACGCAATCTGGTTCAAAATGTGTTCATGAATTAAGTGACACTATAAAAGATAAGTATAAAAAAAGAATTGATCAATTAAATGAATAAATTACTCAAAATTAAATAAAGAAATGTTTTCTAAATTTTTTTATTTCATCGTCTTTTATTATATTAGAGGTAATCTTTTCAAAACTATTTCCTGATAATCTTTCGATAATATAATACATTGCATAAACGCCACATTCTGAATCTCCGTATTGGTTTTTAACGCTGTTAATTTTAACAGTGTATTTATTTTTAAATAATTTAGAAATTTTATGTATAAACTCTTCAATGTTTTTATTGGGTTTATCACCTACAGAATCATAATATTCTATTGTTTTTGATGTATTGTCTATTAAAAAAGATACCCAATGACTTCCTGTTTTATTATGCTCATCTAAATTAAATATAATACCTATTTTTTTGTATTTGTACAAATCACTCCATTTTAATTTAACTATTTTATAAAAATCACTAGGAAGTGCACCTAAAAAATTAAAAGTTTTATAAACTTCTTGATATTGTTGTAACACAGCATTTATATCTTTTGTGTTTAACCATTTGTTATAATGTTTGTTCATTTTAGGTTTAAATGTGAAATATTTAATTTTTTCTCTTAAATTTAAATCGTCTATCTGTTTAATAAAATCTAAATCTATCCAACAATTTTCATATTTACAAATTGGTTTAAGTTTATTATATATAGATTTCCATAATTGTAATTTTGTTTTATTTTCAATAGGTATTTGATTTTTAGAGACACATGTATTTTTTCCACACATTTTATTGTTTTGTATATATATATTGAATGCATTAGCTATTTCTTTTAACTCATCTAATGTAAAACATGTCCAATGGTTTTTTATTGATATATTCGGCGCACAAATATTTTTACTAGCCATTTTTATATTAATATTTATCAACAAATAAAATTTAATTTTAATAAAAATTGAATTTAAAAAATACAGATTTATATATATATAAACAAAATGCCAAATTACAATGAAATTTTTATGACACAATTTATTCAAACACTAGCTCAATTATCTGCTGGTGTTGTAACTGCAGTATTTGCTGTACCAGTTTATTCTTATTATGTAAAAGGAAACTTGTTTTTTTCTACTAATGAATATAACGAAGAATATGAAATAAGCGATATTAATAAAGAAAAATCAAGTAACGTTAATCACGATGATAGATCAAGTGATACTGATGTTGAAGATAATGTTGAAGAAACTGACGAAGATGAATTGTAAATTATACTACTTTTATAAAATTTTAAATTACAAATTACGTTAAATTTTTAATTTAAAAACAATTGATAATATAAATTCATATGCAATTATCAAAAGAAGAATTAAATAAAACATGGCTACTCACAGGTGCGTGTGGCCAAGATTCGAGCTTGATGTTTGACTTACTTTTGGAAAAGGGTTATATTAATTTACATGGAACTATGCGTAGATCAGCAACATTTAATACACAAAATATAGATCATATTTTTGATAAATTAAAATTACATTATTGTGATTTAACCGATCCAATGAATGTTCATAATATAATTGCAAAAGTAAGACCAGATTACATAGTACACTTCGGAGCCATGTCACATGTGAAAGTGAGCCATGATCTTGAAAATTATACCTTTCAAACAAATACATTAGGCACATTATCAATTTTACAAAGTGTTCGTTCTTTAGGCCTTGAGAAAACATGTAAAATATATTCTGCTTCAACTAGTGAAATTTTTGGTAATATTACAGATGGCAGTTTTAAATTAAATGAAGATTCACCTCAAAATCCGTGTTCAGTGTATGCTATATCAAAATATGCAGCTCAACAATTATGTAATATGTATCGTGATGCGTATGGAATGTTTGTTGTGAATTCTTTACTTTTTAATCATGAAGGACCTAGACGTGGTCATACATTTGTAACTCAAAAAATTGCAGATTATGCGGCTAAATATGTAGTTTCTGAAGATTTGAAACCATTACAATTGGGTAATTTAAATGCTAGACGCGATTGGGGTTCAGCGAAATTTTATATGGAAGCGGTGTATAAAATGTTACAGCAAGAAAAACCTGAAAATTTTGTGATTGCTACTGGAGAAACTCATTCTGTCCGTGAATTTGTAGAATTAGCATTTAGTGAAATAGGTATTGAAGTTGAATGGAAGGGTGAAGGAGTTAATGAAGTTGGTATTAAAAAAGGAACTGGTGAAACAATTGTTCAAGTAAATTCAAAATATTATCGTGATATTGATATTGAATGTTTAATAGGAGATGCTAGTAAAGCAAAACGTATTTTAGGTTGGACATATGATTTAGAATTTAAAGATTTAGTTAAAGAAATGGTATTAGCTGCTAAAGAAAGATTAATTCGTTAAATAAAATATTTTTAATACTTGATTAATAATAATGGATGATATACATTGTATTTGCTGTAATAATATTATGGAACATTTTTTAATATTATCAGAAACTAATAGTATAAATGTTTGTGATAATTGTTTTCATTTACAAAAATCAGAAATATTAAACAGTAGTTACAATAAATTGTCGCATTATAACGAAACGATGTTTATGAAATTTATTTTCAAGTCAATTGATAATTTAAAAAGTGATCAGAAAATAAGAATTTTGGATATTAATAATAATGATACAAATTTATTAGATACTTTATTTACTAATATTATGAATTTTACACGTATACCAAAAACATATATAAAGACAGTATCTTTATCGCTAAATTTTAGACCTAGTTATTTTTCTAAACATAAATGTTATAGGGATATTTTATCAGAAAAGACTATTAAAAATTTAAAATATAATTATAATTCATTTGATATAATAATACTGAATACAACATTATTGACATGTAAAGATTCAAATAAAATTTTAACAATGTGTAAAGAACTATGTAATGTAAATACAAGTATTTTTGTAATAAATTATCACTCTATGGATCCAATTGATTATTTAATAATAGATAAACAAGTGAAGAATTTATTTACTACAAATTCTTTAAAACGTTTATGTACAAATAATGGATTTGAATTAGATGATGTACACATTGAAAATAATTACGTATTTTATAAAATAATTTTAGATACATGTACTGTTTCACCTAACGTAGTTTCAACATTATACGATGAAATGAATATTGGTATATATAGAATTGACAAATATAATAGCATTAATAGAAATTGGTATAATAAGTTATTTGAAACGAATAAGTTATTTGATAGATATAAAATCAATAAATATGAATTTGTATATATACCGCAATGTAAATGTTGTATAGGAGATAATTTTTTATTGAATAATAATAAAATTAATTATAAGATTGATGATTTAACAAAAATAAATAATATCTTAAAAAATGATAATAAATATGTATTTATAATATTTAATTTAAATAATCAAATTGTAAATGATTTACAAGATAATTTAAAAAAAGATTTAAAAGATACTAGTTTAATATACGACATGAAAAATTTAATAACTCATCCAGTTAATTATGCGATTAAAAATTAATTTTTAATTAACATTAAATATAAATATAAAAATATAAATATAAATGAATTTACCAGTAGAAATATGGTTTAATATATTTAAAGATATATCATTAATAGAATTGAGTAAATTAATGTGTGTGAATCGTTATTTATATAAGTTAATACAAATAAACAAGTGGAGATTTATAGATAATTTAAATAACGATTCATTTGAATTAATTCCTAAAAACAAAAATACATTTGAGAATTTTAAATATATAATAGATTGGGTTGGTATTATATTAAACAATAAACTAAATAAAAATTATATTCCAGATTATGTAATAGAATGGGTAGATGATAGTCAAACTTTAGAATACATGTGTATTTATCAAACATTTTCTGAAACTACAATTAGAAAATTGTTTGATAAAATAAACTGGAGATTATTATTAATTTATCAAAAAAAAATACCATTGGATTTAATTACTTATATAGTAGAAACGTATGATTTGTCAGTTGAAAATTGGAATTTGGTTTGGTTAAATGAAAATTTAGATTTAAATTTTATTACAAAATACATAGATAATGTTAAATGGCATATAATATCTTCAAATAAAGAAATAATATCATTAGAATTGATAGAAAAATATGGTAATAGATTAATTTTACAAGAATTAACTAAACATGGTATAAATGAAAATATTGTTGTATATTATTTATCAAAAATGGATATGATATGTTGGACAAATGTTTCTCAATTTACAAAATTATCAATGGAATTTATAAGGCTACATATAGATAAATTAAATTTACAATTTATATTAAATTATCAAATAATAGATGAATATTTTTTAGAAACATTAGTAGAAAACATTAGTGATTTTGATAAACTGATGTTTTTTCAAGCAATAGCATTAAATCAAAAATTATCCTACAATTTTATATTAAAATATAAAAGTGATTTATATATAAAAAATCTGATTAGAAATAAACACGTATTAAGAAATGATCTTTTTATGATTTACAAATAGTTACATCAAAACTAGGTTCGGGTGTGCAAGAACTACTATTATAATTTAATTTATTTGCTGGCTTTAATTCCTATCTTTTGATGTAACTTTTTAAATATATGAATTTAAAAATAATATAATTTATAATATAATGGAAAACTTTCTTGATAAAGATACTCAAATTGAGTTGTTAAAAAATGAACTTGGACAAGTGAAAAATGAAAATATAGAATTAAAAAAACGATTAGGAAAATATACAAGTAATTATAAAAAGTATTATGAAAAGAATAAAGAAATTATTTTAAAAAGAAATAATGATAATTATCATAAAAATAAAAAATAACCACGTTGAGAAATTAAATTTATTTAATCATATATGATTATAATTAAATGAAACAAATATTATTAAGTAGTAAAAATAAAGATATAAGAGAATATACGTTAGTATCAGATGAAGACTACGATCATCTTAAGCAATTTAAATGGCATAAAGGATATGGTAATTATATATATTCTACCATTAATAATAAGAAATGGTTATTGCATAGATATATTATGATTGAATTAATTTGTAATAAAAAACTTACAAGACATAATTTTATAGATCATATTAATAATAATAGAATAGATAATTCTAGAGAAAATTTAAGAATTGTTACAGCAACTGAAAATAACAGAAATAAATTAAAAGCAAAGAATACTTCTAGTAAATACATAGGAGTTTCGTTTCATAATAAAAAATGGAGAACTGAGTTAAGATATAATAGTGAATATATGTACGCGACTTATAATACAGAAGAAGAATGTGCTTATCAATGGGATTTATGGATGAAAGAATATAATATTATAACAGCTAAATTAAATAATATACCAAAACCAGACAATTTTATAAAATATATTAAATTACAAAAATTAAATAATTTACCAAAATATATTTATAAATCAAATAAAAATAAATTCAGAATTATTTTTAAAAATTACAAAGAATATTTTTACAGTTTAGAAGAAGCTGAAAAAAGACTTAATGAAGTTAAAAATATAATAGTTCCAAATATAATTCTACCACAAATAATTATAAGAAATGAAAATAATGATTGTATAATAGAATTATTTAATAAAAAAAAAGAAAAAATCGGAGAAACAATTGTTGATGAAGAAAATTATAATGATTTGATGAAATATCGTTGGTATATTAATAGAGGATATGTTCATGGTATTGTTGATAGTAAAAATATAAGATTGCATAGATATGTATTAAATTATAATGGTAAAGATGTAGTTGATCATATTAATAATAATCCATTAGATAATAGAAAATGTAATTTACGAATAGTTACATCTAAACAAAATTCTATGAATAAAAAATCTTCTAAAAATAGTACATCTGAATATATAGGAGTATCATGGGATAAAACTAGAAATAAATGGAAAACATCCATAACTATAAATAATAAAGAAAAATTTTTAGGAAGATTTAATAATGAAATAGATGCAGCTAAATGTAGAGATATAGCAACTATAAAATATTATGGTGAATATGGTAATTTAAATTTTCCTATTTTCTAACAGTTTCGTAATTTTCTATAAAATAATCTATTGTTTTTTTTAAAGCAACATCTAATGATGTAAATTTAAAATTTGGTATATATTCTAAAATTTCAGAATCATCAACTGTTTTCTTATGTTGACCTTCTGGAAAATTACTGTCGTATATAACTTCGCCATTAAAATTAAATTCTTTTATAATTTTATTTACAAGATCTTTAATAGTTATTTCATCTTTAACTGGTGGACCAACTATTAATTGATTAAATTTTTTCTCTAATTTACAATTAACAAAATGTAAAATAATTTTTCCTAAATCAAAAGAGTATATAAACTGACGTAGACTTTGACCTCCTCCTTTAATTATTAAAGGTTTATTATTATTTTTAGCAATGAAACATTTATGTATTAAAGCAGGTAAAACATGACCGTCATGTAAATTGAAATTATCTTCAGGTCCATATATATTTGTTGGGATTAATGAGACGATTTCTATATTAGAATATTTAGTTAACAATTTAGAACCAGTATCAAGGATTCTTTTACTATAACTATATCCTTCATTACTATTATCAGGTTTTTTATCATACATTTGATCAGATGTAAGTGGATACTTAAGATCATTACCGAATACACAAGTACTAAGTGTATTAATTAATCTTTTAACTTTATATTTTTCACAACATTCTAAAATATTCGTATTAATTTTGATATTATCTACTAACATTTTATAATTATTTGATAAATTACCATACAGACCTGATACCTTTGATGCCAGATGTATAACAGTGTCAAAATTTCCATTTGAAAATAAATTTTCACAAGCAACAGAATCTCTTAAATCTGTTTGTTTACTACTTAAAAAAACATATTCATTTTCATTCTTAGTTGATATCAATTCTTTTATTGAAGAACCTACTAAACCTGTACCACCTGTTACTAGTACTTTCATAATAATATATAATATAGATTTTATTTTAAATTTAAACTCGATTTAGAAAATAAACAGTAGTTACTTTTTATTTGAAATTTTAAACGGTAATTTTTTATTTAAAATATAATAAATTATAACCGCAATCATACCAATTACGATTAAAAATAATATTATATTTTTTAATGTTACGTAATTTTTAAAAAAAGTTATTGTGTTAGTAGAAATTGTTTTTAAATTTGTAGTAATATCTTTTTTATGATTAATTTCATTACTCATTAAAATATCTTCTTGTGTTGCAATATTATTTGTTTTACAAAAATTTTTATATACTTTTTTATTTACTATATCTATTCCTGCAAAGTTATAGTAATCTTCTAGTGTTCTTACTGTTCCTAAACCATATTTATCTAAATTAAATTTTAAATAATTTTTTACATCTTTGTCACTATCAACTAATTTCAAATAATACTTAACTTTATCAAATGCTGGAATATCTGAATAGTATGGATTATCTGTCCATATTTTAGGTTTTTCTGCTCTTGTATATTCGTGAAATACAATATTTTCTGTAGGTGTGAATACATCCCAACCATTTGTGTAAAATCTTATGCTATGTAATATTTCTTCACCAACAAATAAAAATGGCAAATTAGGATCAAATGGTAATTCTTTTAAAAAATAAGATTCGCAAAATACCATACCTCCAGCAACATATGGTGTCATGTACGGGACGTTATTACTATTTATCTCTTCTGCACCCATAAATGAGATCATTTCTCTATCATTAAAAAATGATTTGCATATTCTTGTAACATTGTTTTTTATTGTATCATTGTATTCGTCATATGTACTTATTTCTTTTGGATAGTGACTCAATACAGGTTTTTTTGATAAGCCCTTATTTTTTATATCTGTTAACATATTTATACATAATGTATCCCAACCCTTCACGAATTTACTATGACTATCTATTTGTAAAAAATATTCTTCTCCATTCCATAATGTACTACATAAATATCTTGCATGAGTAGGACCTTTTGCATCAAAGTGTGGTATTCTTATTATCTTTACATTGGGATGATCTTGATAACCTTTTGACACACAATCTATACCACGGTCTTCTTCGTTTTTGTTTTGTTGACATATTCCTACATATACTCTTTCCTTTTTATCAGCCATAGTATATAATGAATCCAATGTAGTACTACATACATCATCTCTATAACTTGCAATACTTACAAAAATTGTGCCTGGTTTAGATTGCATATATTATTACTTTTTAAAAAAGTAATATCAAAATTAAACATTATTGTAAATATTAATTATAATTAATATCAAAACAGGGCTTACGCCTGCAACCAAAATACAATATACATTTTAATAATTTGGTTGCAGGCGTAAGCCCTGTTTTGATATTAAACATTATTTATTAAAATAATGTAATTAATATAAATTAATGTAATTACATGGTAGATAAGTATTGTTTTTAATATACTCTAAAATAATATTTACTGTTTCTACTAATTGTTTCTGAGGAACACCGAGTCCTATAATAGAATGAAATGTTAAACAGTATTTTTTTATATTATTTATTCTTAATGATTTATAATCTATATTTAACGGAATAATACCGCTGTATTTTAAATTATTGTTATAGATTATTGGTTTGGAATATTCTGTTGGATATTCTGTTGGATATTCTGCGGGGTATTCTGTTTTTTCATTTATTGGTAGTCGTTTTGGTCCTTCGTTATTAATGAAAAATGATAAAATTGTATATCTAATATCATTATTATTATATAATAAAAAACTTTTTATATCTTTTATTTCATTGGGTTTATGAGAAACGCAAAAAATGATGTAATGCGAGTGTGTTTTATAAAAGATCATTTTAAATTCAGAATAAATAAATGATAGATAAAAATCTTCAAAATCATTAAAATTTATATGAAAAACAATAATATTATCACAAACAAAAAACCAGGTATTTGTGTTTTGTTCTTTTAGTATATTATATTTTATTGTAGGTTGTATTATTTGTTTTATTGGTAATAGTTTTAATGAATTTTTGTAATTTTCATCAAAACAATATAAATAAAAGTTTAAAAAATCTAAGCGGAAAATATATTCATCAGTTTTGTCTATTTGAAATGATCTATATGCATCTTTAAAAAATTTAAACAAATCTGATTTTATTACCTTTAGAAATTTACGATAATGATTCATCATAGTTATTATTAATATATATTAAAATAAATTGAATTATTACACGTTTTCTTAACATTAAATGGATTCTAGTCATATATTTAGTTTATTCTCTTTAGTATTTTATAGTATAGTTTATATACCTCAATTTGTTTTAATATATAAAAACAAATCATCTAAGGGTATTTCTATTTGGATGTTAGTTTTATGGACGCAAGCTGATGCGTTAAGTTTATTTGGAACAATATTGTTATATTTACCTGTTAATTTTATGATTATGAGTTGGTATCATTTTTTAGTAGGTGTAATACTAATAAACTTTGTATTGTTTTATGGTGATAAAATGAGCAAATTAGAAATGAATGGGTCAAGATTATTTATTATAATAAATATTTTAACAGGTATAATATTATCATGTTTTATAAAAAGATCGTATAATGAGATTGGTGGGTTTATTTCATGGATAACAATGTCTTTATATATTTTTGGCAGATTTCCTCAAATTTATGAAAATTGGATTACTAAAACAACTGAAGGATTATCATTATTGATGTATCTTTTTACAATTTTAGGAAATCTATTTTATATAGGCGTAATTTATTCTACTCCTAAATACTTATATCAAAATATTCCTTGGCTAGTTTCGTCTATATTTTCCATTTTATTAGATATTGTTATTATTTTACAACATCATTATTACAAACGTTTAAATATTAATGATAAAATAAACTTGTTAAACAATGCATAAATATAGTATAAAACAATAATAAAACATACTTGTTGAACGCATAAACAAGTTTAATATTTATTTTATAAATTAACTAATTATATTTATAAAATAAAAATATATAGTTATTGTATAATAAATGTCCGAATACAATGAAAACGCTTTATATTATCACGAGCAGGTTGTTATATTAGATACAACTAATGCTGGTTCTACCAGTGGTGGGTTAGTTGTAAAAGGTGGTATATCTGGTAAAGATACATATATTACTGGTCACGTTGCAGTTAATAATGTTAAGATTACACCTAATAAAAATGATATTATTTTTGAACAACAGGCTATACTTGATAGATCTGGAACCTTTACTGATATTACTGACTTTAATTTTGATGATTCTATTGCAAATTCTTTTAAAGCAATTATAAATATAACTGTTAGTGGTGCTATTTCTAAATATGCTTTATGGGAAATTAATGGTGTTTATAAACCTTCAGGATGGGTTATTACATCGTCATTTACAGGTGATCAAACCGGAGTTAATTTTAAAATAGTTAATTCAAGCGGACGCGGTCAAATTCAATATACAAATTCTAATGATGCTGGTACAACTACAACTATTAGATATAGAGCTAATACTACAGCGCCTCCTGGATCTACACCATTAGGAGAAGGATCAGGTTATATTAATAATACTAGTGGACCATATATAGCTAACAGACTTTTATATTCAAATTCAGTTGATACTATTGCTAACACAGATTTAGTATATGCATCTAATGTCTTTACAATTGGTGGTACTTCTAGAATCTTAGCGCAAAATGCAAATAGTTTTACTAATTTCTCAAATGGAGGTGCTATTACAAGTATGGGTGATGCGTCTATTGCTAAAAAAATGATAGTAGGAGAAAAAGTTGGTATTGTTACAACTTCTCCACAATTTCATTTAGATGTAACAGGAGATATTAACTTTACAGGAAACTTTTACAAAAATGGAAGTTTATATAGTGGATCATCAATTTGGGATACTAATGCTAATAGTGAAATATATACACAACAAAATTTAGGTATAGGTACATCAGATCCAACCTATAAATTGGATGTTTCTGGAGGAATAAGAGTAACAGACTCCATTACAGCTGGAGCATTACATGTTACAAATGCAAATGTAACAAATATTTCAAGTGGTACACTTAATCTATCTACTGGTCTAACTTCTGGTTCTGCTCAAATTACAAACGCAAATGTTACTACTTCAACAATCTCTACTTTATTAAATACAAACATTATTTCAACAAATATTAGTTCTGGAACACTTACACTTTCAGATTCAATTACATCTTCTAGTCTATATGCAACTAATGCTAATGTTACAACTGCAACCGTAGCAACTTTATTAAATACAAATGCTATTTCAACAAATATAAGTAGTTCTACATTAACGCTGTCCACAGGATTAACATCTGGAACTGCTAAAATTACAGATATTTCTAATACAAATGCATCTATTGGTACTTTAAATGTAACTGCTTTGACAGCAGGAAATATTAATTTTACAGGAACTTTATATGAAAATGGAACACCTTATGTAAATTCACAATGGACAACTGGTACAGGTGGTAATTTATCTTATACAAATGGAAACGTTGGTATTAATACAACGGCCCCAGAAGCAACGTTGGATGTTAGAGGAACAATTAAAGTGTCAACTGGATTAACAGCTGCAAATTTAAATGTAAGTGGAACAACAGTTCTTGGTAGTGTTACAACTGGAACAGTGTCAGCATCAACTGTTAATTCTAGCCTTGTAGCAGCAAGTATTATTACAGGAGGAACTTTAAGTTTATCAGGAGATCTTTATGTAGCTGGAACTTTAACAGCTGTTAATATTACAACAACAAATTTAATGGATACAAATATAACTGCCGGAGTTGCTAAAATTACAGATGCCAACATTACAACGTTATTAAACACTAATGTTGTTTCAACAAATATAAGTAGTGCTACGTTAAATTTGTCATCTGGTATTACATCAGCTTCTGCACAAATTACAAACCAAAATTCAACAAATGTTAGTGCCGCTACACTAAATCTTTCTACTGGAATAACAAGTAATAGTGCTCAAATTACAAATGCAAATGTTACAACTTCAACTATCGCCACAGCTCGTGTAACAACTAGTTTATTAGCAATAGGAAATTCAAATACGGTTGGAGCAATTATTACAACTGGTGGTAATGTAGGTATTGGTGTTAGTAGTCCTGTTGCTAAATTAGATGTTGCAGGTAATGGAAGATTTACTGGTCCTGGAGGTGTTGGTACAAATGGTTCTTTATTAATTACAGGACAAGATTTTTTTGGTCACAGTTTATATGTTGCAGGTGCAGCATCTCAAAAAAGAATAGGATTTCAACATACTGGTACAGTAGGAAGTATATTTGCTTTCGAGTATGGTATAGAATCACCGCAGAATTTATGTTTTCAGTTACCAGGAGGTAATGTAGGTATAGGTACTTCTAGTCCAACAGCTAAATTAGATGTATTTGGAACTATTCGTGCAAGCACGTCACTTACAACAGGTGCGGTTTATTCTACAAACATTACATCAACAAATGTAGTTGCAACTAATGTTAGTGCTGGTACGCTTAATTTGTCTACTGGTCTTACTTCAGCTAGTGCTCAAATTACTAACGCTAATGTAACAAATCTAACAGTTGCGACGTTGTTAACGACAAATCAAAATTCAACAAATGTTTCTAGTGCTACGATAAATCTTTCAACAGGTTTAACATCTGCTTCAGCTCAAATTACTAACCAAAATTCAACAAATATTTCCAGTGCAACGCTTACGCTGTCCACTGGGTTAACAGCTGCTAGTTTACAAGCAACTAATGCCAACATTACAACAGCAACAGTTTCTACTTTGTTAAATAGTAATACTGTTTCTACAAATGTTAGTGCTGCTACGCTTACGCTTTCAACTGGTTTAACTTCTGCTAGTGCTCAAATTACAAATGAGAATGTTACAACTTCAACTATCGCCACAGCTCGTATAACAACGAGTTTATTAGCTATAGGAAATTCAAATACTATAGGAAATATTTTCACAACAGGAGGAAATGTGGGTATTGGTGTAGTTAATCCTAGTTTAGCATTAGAAGTTAGTGGTAGAAGTGTGATGAAAAATGCTGGAATTGGAACTAGTGGTGCACTATATTTAGATGATAATAACAAAGGTATAGAATATTCTGGTAACAATGCATCAGTTAATAGTTATTTTGAAGGATCTTTTCCTACAGATGGTATAGCAGTATTTGGGTTTTCAGATGGTGCATTAGGTACAAAACGAGGTGGTAGCAAAACTTCTTTGGCATGGAATAGCACAGGAAATGTTGGTATTGGTACAACTGCTCCAGGAGCTAAATTAGATGTATCTGGAACTATTCGTGCAAGCACGTCACTTACAACAGGTGCGGTTTATTCTACAAACATTACATCAACAAACGTTGTAGCGACTAATGTTAGTGCTGGTACATTGAATCTGTCCACTGGTCTTACTTCAGCTAGTTTACAAGCAACTAACGCTAATGTAACAACTGCAACAGTTGCAACTTTATTAACGACAAATGTTGTCGCTACTGCTGTTAGCACTGGATCAATCGATGCTACCGGTATGACTGTTGGTACATTAAACTTGACTTCAACAAACATCGCACTTGGTGCAAATACAGCTTCTATGTCCGCACAAGGTACTGATGCGATTGCTATTGGTAATAATGCAGGTTTAAGTGGTCAATTAGACTTTGCAATTGCAATAGGTAGTAATGCTGGTGTAGATACTCAACAAGCGAATACAGTTGCTATAGGTAATCAAGCAGGTTACGAGGGGCAAAACGCAAGTTCAGTCGCGATTGGTTATCATGC